CGGGCACGCCTGTGCAGCTCACCGGCGCTGCCTCTCCTTTCTCTACTTCGGGCAGTGACGATTCCGATTTCTACACACCCGTCCGCTCGCAAAGCGGTTACATCCGCTTCATCTGCAAGGACGAGTCGGTGATCAGCAACATCATGCCGGAGAAGGCCACCGACCGCCCCGTGACGCTCACCGACGCTTCCGGGGCTGTCCGTTGGGCTGGTTTCCTGAGCGGTGAGCAATACTCCCAGCCGTGGGAACCGACACCCTACAGTTTGCAGCTCCCGGTGAAGGGTTTGCTCAGTACGATGGCGGGCGTGGAGTTTACCCAGGCCGACGGCTTCACGTCGCTGGTCTCTCTGATGAGCACCATCGCTCAGTACCTGCCCTACACGCCGCGTATCATCTACCCCAAGAGCATGGCGATTGACAAGGTACTGGTCAGCAACGACAACTTCCGGGAGTTCCTCTCGAAGGAGGAGCGCAAGGATCAGAACACCGAGAACGTCTATTCCGCCGACAGCATCGAGACGGTCTTTGAAGAGTTCGCCAAATACTTCGGCGTGTCTGCCCATGAATATCATGGCGACATCTACCTCATTGCCCACGATGCCACCGAATATCTCTGCAGCGACGGCTACACGGTGGCACCGGTCACCCATGACCTGCTCGGACTCGGTATCGTGGGAGCAAGCAATAAAAAGAGCTTCGCGAAGTTCTACCGCTACGTGCGCGGGGAGTTTGATACGGGCTCGGAGGATGACAAGGCGAAGACCATCACCGAGTTAAATGATTTTTCGGAGTATATGTCAGGCAGCACGCCTTCTGTTGGCACCGGTCAGTTTGAACACCCCACCGAGTTCCTCGTTTTTGATGCTGCCGATCCCGTCACGTGCCTGGTGCCTAACACGGGCAGCTCCTACATCGGTACGATAAGCGACAACGATTACTTGTTCCCCCAAATGCTTTGCGGGATGCTCTACCGCAACGGCAATGCTTATTACTCCAACGGCGGGCGTGTTGTCGATGCCTATTACAACGAGTCAGGTGCCCACCCTATTGCAGGCTCAAAAAGCAATGGCGGCACCGATATGCTCCAGATCTCCACGCCTGTAACAACGAATGAGATTAAGAAGGTCTTTACGATTAAGAGTCTGCAAAATGTAAAGATAACAAAAAGCGAAAGGTCGCTTGTTAATATCCGGATGAACTTGCGGGCTTTGGCTGAGAAATACAGCAAGAGGCCGACCGGCTTCGGCGGAGGCGGTAATACGGTTTATGCAAAAGAGGCGAAAATCGACAACGGCGGTGTCTATCTGTCTATAAAAGTTGGTGACTTATATCTTACGGCGGGTGAGTCTTCTCAGTATTCATGGAGCACCACCGAGGGCTACATCCTATGCACCGTGAATGACGGAGTCCCGGTTTTCAATTATCTTCGGGATGATGACGATGCGCGGGCTTCTATTTTTGTCGAGGATCCGGGCATCTTGATTTCTCTCCCGGATTCTTTGCGCGACAAATTGGTGCCTGTTGAGATAAGCCTTTGGTCGGGGATATGGCATGCTCAAAAGTGGACCAACTCCATAGGCAGTGGCTCCGTTACCCGTCCCGGTGTTCTTACTGATGATAAGCTCAACGACTTCGACGCTACCTTCATCCACCTGATCGTCACCAACTTCAAGATCTCCATCGCCTACGAGGGCGGAACGCAGACCATCGGCACCGACCTCGACCAGAACGTCTACATCGTGCCCAACGACAACGCGAGCACCTACAAGTACGACGTATCTTCCACCATCACCACCCGCCGCGGCATCCAGCATGGCACCGGGCTGGCACTCAACGATGACCTGAGCTATTGCGCTACGACCTACGACCTCGACGGCTGCAAGCGGCGAGCGGCAATGGTGGCGAAAAATCGGGAGATGCTGACGGTAGCCGTCGAGAACAACACGGCCATCGCGCCCTTCGATACCATCGTCTGGCACGGCAAGACCTACTCGCCACTGGCGGATAATATCGACTGGCGCGACAACGAGAACGAGTTGAAACTGATAAACATTGATTGAAGATGAAACATCAAGGAAAAGATTTGCTCATATTGCTCAACGACGTGGCGATAGCCAATTCTAAGAGCTGCGATATAAACATGGACTGCGAGGTGATCGAGACCTCCAGTCCTGACGATGGGGACACGAAGCACTTCATCCCCGGCCGCAAGTCGTGGAAGGTCACGACCTCTTATCTGGTCGAGGCAGACGGCACGCCCATCAAGTCCCATCTGTCCGTCCCCGGCAAGGTCTTCACGATCAAGGTGAAAAGCCGCACCCTCTCGGATGACGTGATGACCGGCCAGGCCATTTGTACGAACTGCAAGATTACCGGCACGAAGGGAAACCTCACGCAAGGTTCCTTCACCTTCCAAGGTACCGGTGCATTGAAGTAGATATAATTTTTGTCATATAAGCGTGAGGCGCATTGTCCGTGAGGATGGTGCGCCTTTTTTGTTAACCCTTCCCCTTGTTTCCTCTGCTTTGTAGAAAAATTAATTTCACATGGATAATACATTCTCCATTTTCAAGAATCTGATCCGCCGACGTGAGGCACCCGTCCCCGGTGTCCCATCCTCGACAAAGGATCAGCCAGCCGAGACCCAGGCAGGCGACTGGCAAGGCCATGTCGCGGCTGTGGGTGGTCGTAACTCGTTGCTCGTATCGGCTTGGTACAGAGGTGTGACCGTGATCATGCACACGATGGGACAGATGGTCGTACAATACCAGCGCCTGAACAAGGTCGGCGGCAACTTTGTCGAAGACCGCTACGGCACCAGCCGGACGCTCAATTACTTGTTGCAGGTACGGCCGAACGATCAGATGTCAGCATCCACCATGTTGGAGCAGATCGAGTTTCGCAAGATCTATTACGGCAACGCCTACGTCTACATCGACCGCGATTTCGGCGGTGAGATCCAAGGCTTCTACCTCTGCCAGAACGGGAGTTATAACCCCTTGGCCGATACCTACACGGTGTCGTTCTACCGTCGTGGCTCGGTGGTGTCGCTTACGGCTCCTTCCGCCGACGTGCTCCATTTCCGCAACACTATCCTCTCGGACGATTACATGACCGGCATCCCCACGCTGCTCTATGCTACCCAGTCGTTGCGCATTGCAGCCACGGCAGACGGGCAGACGTTGGAAGATATGGCCAAAGGTGGCCGACATAAGATCATCGTGCAAGAGAAGCCAGCCCAGCAAGGTGCCTGGGGCTTGGTCGGTGGCAATGCTAACAAGGACGAACTGAAAAAGGTCACGAAGCAGTTGGGCGAGGACATGCTGTCGAAAGATGTCATGCTCACGTCCAACATCGTCGATACGAAGATCATCTCCCAGACGGCCATGGAGCTGCGCACGCTTGAGAACCGCAACTTCCAGGTGGCCGACCTCGCGCGCTTCCTCGGTGTGCCCAAGATCATGATGATGGACGATTCCGGCTCTTCCTACAAGAGTCCGGAAGCAGCGACGCAAGAGTTCCTCTTGCGCACCATCTCGCCCCGTGTGCGTGAGTATGAGGATGAATTGAACGCCAAGCTCCTTACGGCTGATGATTTCGGCTCCCGTCGTGTGCATGTCTGTGAGCAGGCCCTGCGCCGCCTTGATCCTAAGGGCCAGAGCGATCTCGACAAGGTGCGACTCGAAACTGGCGTGATGTCTCCTAATGAACTGCGCGCCCAGTACGATTTGGGCACAATCGAGAATGGCGATGTACATTACGTCTCCACAAATTTGGCCGAGCTCGGTAGTGAGAAGCTACGCGCTGCAGGCGATAACAGCCAGCCAAAACCCGAACCGGCTCAGACGGAGCCGACGAAGAAAGGTGAGGACGGCGAAGGTGAGGAAGGAGGTGAGGAATGAAATACTTAACCTTGGAAATGATTAAAGGCCACTCCCGCATTCAGTTTGACTGCGAGGATGACATGCTGCAGCTCTATGCCGAGAGTGCCGAAGACACGGTGCTCAATATACTCAACCGCTCCTACGATGACTTAGTGGCTGCCTATGGCGAGGTGCCCAAACCGGTTATCCAGGCGACGCTCATGCTGGTGGATAACTCCTACATCAACCGCTCACCGGTGAGCCCGCAACAGATGTACATGGTGCCTTATACCATCGACGTATTACTCAAACCTTATATCATTTTGTAGTATGTATTCTTCAGGTATGTTAAACAAGCGCATCGAGATCCTCAACCGCACCCAGGCAGAGGATGGCGACTTCGGACTTGACAGTGGGGGCGTGACATGGGAAAAGACTGCGGAAGACTGGGCGGCGGTAGATTTCGTGAAGGGCATCCGTGCCATGCGTGAAGGTGCCCTCGATGCCTACGGCGTGGTGCTGGTGCGTATGCGCTACACCGATAAGGTAAACAAGCGGTCGCGCATTGTCTACGACGGCGAGACCTACGTCATTCTGCCGGAGACCTTCCATGCCGATTTTCAAAATAATACCCTACAGTTCAACGCGCAAATTCTGGTTAACCCCGAATAACCTTTTGTCTGAATTATAAACGAAATATTATGGCTAAAGAAAAAGAATTGAAAAAGCGTGAGATCCGCACCGTCGCCTGTCAGTTAGCGGTGCGAGAGATCAAGCGCGAAGACGGCACCACGGAGGAAAGCCGCACCATCACCGGCACGGCCATCGTCTTCAATAAGCCGTCGCAAGTCATCGACGACTGGGGCGACAAGTACGTGGAGTATATCGCTCCGTCTTGCGCCACGATGGAGTTCCTCAAGACGCAGGACATCAAGCTCAACTTGCTCCATGATCGTGAGTCCACCATTGGCCGGTGGAACAAGGGCGAAGGCAATCTCAAGCTATCAGTCGATAGCGAGGGCGTGCATTTTGAGATCGAGGCACCCAAGTGCGACCTCGGCGATCGTGGCCTTGTTCTGGTAAAGACCGGTGTCTATACCGGCTGCTCTTTCGAGTTCATGCCCAAGGATTACACGCTCCACGAAGACAAGGATGCCGACGGCAACGTGACCACCGTGATCACCCATACGGCCTTTGAGTACATCTCCGCCCTCACCATTGCGATGGATCCTGCCTACACGCAGACCAGCGTGAGTGCCCGTGAGCTTGACAAAAAGACCCCCGAATACAAGGTGCGCGAGGCTGAGGAGCAAAAGAAGCTCGCCCGTGCCCGTGAGGTCGCTATGGCGCAGGCTCGTAGCCGTCGCCGCTCAATCGATAATTATTCACCAATAAATTTATAAATTTATGAAGTTCAAAAATT